CACGCAAGCCCAACGCCCCAGGCCAGGGTCAACGCCGAGACGCGGCGTTACCAGATGCTGGAGCTATACAAGGGCGGCGCAACTGAGCGTCAAATCGCCGAGGTGCTGGCGGTGGATCGCGCCTTGGTGCATCGGGACATCAAGCGGGTATTGCGGGAACTGGCCGAGAAATATGCCAACGTCGCCGATGAAATCCGGGGCTTACAGATGGAGCGTTACACCACCCTACTGCAACGATGGTGGCAGCCCGCCGTGGCAGGGGACGAACACGCGACGAAGATGGTGTTACAAATCATGCACCGCATATCCGAAATCAACGGGGTCATTCCCGACAAGCCGCTGATCAGTATCGACCAGCGCAGCATCCAATTGCAGCAGGGCGAAGTCACATTCAGTATCGAGGCAGCTAGTGCTAGCTACGAAGGAGCCGATAGCCTACCGGCGACCAAACCTATACCGGAAACAACTTAGCGCGATCTTCTGTCCCGAGCGATACGGGATAATCGAAGGCTCAACTAAGTGCGGTAAAACCGTGGCATGTATAGCCTGGATCATCGAGCAAGCCCTGGCCGGTCACCGGGGGCAGGCGTTCTGGTGGGTGTCGCCAGTTTATCCACAGGCACGCATCGCGTTCAGGCGGATGAAACGTGGGTTGCCGCACTATCTATTTCAGGCCAACGAATCCGAGATGACCATCACGCTTTTGAACGGGGCTATCGTCAGTTTCCGGTCAGCCGAGAAACCGGACAATCTGTACGGGGAAGATGTGTATGCGGCGGTGCTGGATGAGGCCACCAGGATGCGCCAGGAGGCATGGCACGCCATACGCTCGACCCTAACCGCGACCCGTGGCCCCGTGCGGATTATCGGCAACGTCAAGGGGCGCAGGAACTGGGCATACCAACTGGCCCGTCTTGCCGAGGGCGGCGAGCCGCTGTGGGCCTATAGCAAGCTCACAGCCGACGATGCTATTGCCGCTGGTGTAGTAGCCCAAGGCGAGATCGAAGAAGCGCGCCGCCAAATGCCAGAGGACATCTTCCGCGAACTCTATTACGCGGAGCCAGCAGACGACAGCGGCAACCCGTTCGGCCTTGAATATATCGCACGCTGTGCGCTCGACACCGACCAGGTGTGGACAACCTGGGACGGTGATGGTGAGCCGATAGCCTGGGGCTGGGACCTGGCGAAATCGGTTGACTGGACGGTAGGCATCGGCCTCGATGAGCATGGCGCGGTCTGCCGCCTGCGACGATTCCAGCGTCCTTGGATGGAGACAATTGATACGGTGCGGCGTGAGACGAGTAACGTGGCGGCGCTCGTTGACAGTACCGGCGTGGGCGACCCCGTTCTTGAGGCGTTGCAACAGCCGTGGAAGGACGATGGCGCATCGTATACGGGGCGCAACTTCGAGGGCATGAAATTTAGTAGCAGTTCCAAGCAGCAGCTATTTGAGGGGCTGGCCGTGGCGATCCAGCAAGGGGCGATCAAGTTCCCACCGGGAGCGATCACCAGTGAGCTTGATCAGTTTGAATTTCTTTATACGCGAACCGGCACGCGCTATTCTGCACCAGACGGGGCGCATGATGATTGCGTCGATGCGCTGGCGCTGGCAGTATCAAGGTGGCGACATCCACCACAACGATGGGGAGCAGTCTGATCGGTTTCTGGGACCGCGTAGGCATGAAGAAGTTCTTCACGAATGCCGACACCGAGGGGGCTGGCACACTGCTGCCCCAGACTAGATTCAACTACGAGGCCAGCTACGGCAGCGAGGCCGCGCTGCTCAGGAATTCTATCGTTGGCGGTTGCGTGAACTGGATGGCGAGGACGTTTCCAGAGGCCGACCTGAGCGTACGCCGATATGACGAGGCAACCCAGCAGACCGTCGCCGCACCGGATCACCCGATGCGCGTCCTACTGAACCGGCCCAACCCGTACTTCTCCGGGCGGCTGTTGAGGATGGCGCTCTGCACGGATTTTATCGTCACGGGGAACGCATTTTTGATAAAGGTCAGGAGCGCCGATGGCAGCGTGGTTCAGTTGTGGTGGGCGGCGTCCAGCACGCTAACCCCGGCCAGCACGTCACGAGAACATCAGCGCGGCTACGGGTCCGACGAGGATCACGCCTTCATCAGCCACTACGATTACAGCGTTGGATCGGGAACATCAACCCAGCTACCAGTCGAGGACGTAATCCATTTCCGCTACGGCATCAGCCCCGACAATCCCCGGCTGGGCCGTAGCCCGCTCGCAAGTGTCTTCAGAGAGCTTTTCACCGATGACGAAGCTGCGAATTACACGGCGGCGCTGCTTCGTAACTCGGCCATTCCGGGCGTGGTGCTGGCCCCAGGCGAGGGCGTGGGCGCGGTCAACGAGGAAGATTTAGAGCAGATACGCAGCAAGTGGAGCGACCAGTTCGGCAGCGATAACCGGGGCCGATTGATGATCATGCGCGGGGCCACGAAGGTCACCACGGTCAGCTTCTCGCCTTCCGAAATGAACCTGCGGGAACTGCGCCGCATACCAGAGGAGCGAGTCAGCGGGGCGCTGGGCGTTCCTGCGATTGTGGCCGGCCTGGGCGCTGGGCTGGACCGCAGCACGTTTGCGAACATGGCCGAGGCGCGGGAGATGGCGTGGGAGTCGGGCCTGATCCCCGTCCAGTCGCTAATCGCTGACGAGTTCACGAGCCAGCTATTGCCGGACTTCGATGACGACCCTACGGCGGAAGTGTATTTCGACTATGCCAATGTTCGGGTTCTCCAGGCCGACGCGACTGATATGGCGCGGCGCTGGCGTGAACTGGTTGAGGGTTCGATTGCCAAGCGGAGCGAGGCACGGGCGGCGCTCAACCTGCCGGTCGAGCCGGGCGATGATGTTTATCTGATGCCCATGAACGTGATCGAGATCGGCGCGGGCTCGATACCACCGGCACCAGGGGACGATGAAAAGTATGAGGTATTAGTTGATGAGCATGAGCATGAGGACCATTCCCGCAACGGGGCGCTCGACGACCCCGATCAGGTTGCCGCTGCGCTTGGGGAGCCGATACAAGGCGATTAGCCGCAGGCGGCAGCAAAGAATCCTGGGCCAAACGCGGCGCTTAGAGCAGCGGATTGGGCGCGGGATGCGGAACGAGTTTCGCCGCTTCTTTCTCGGGCAGGCCAAGCGGGTCATCAAGATATGGCTGGACGCCGACGGGTACCTCTCCAGCAGCGATGCTGGCAGTGAATTCAAAGACCCGGCCAGCGCCATGATGGGTGTTAGCGAAGACGTGGCAGCCGTGGCAGCATCCCGGCCCTATGTGCTGGAGATGACCGTGGCCGCGCTGAACAACACGGCGGTCATAACTGGGGCGGCGTCCATAGTGGCGACCGATCCGATTGTCCTGTACCTGGTCGAACGCAGCGCCCAGCGTGTAGTCCTGATCAATGCGGCCACCCGTCGCGGCATACAGCGCACTCTGCTGCGGGGTGCTGCCGCCGGATATTCGCCCTACGAAATCGCCTACGGCTCAACGGCCACCCGCAAGGCGGGGTATCGGCCACTGAAGGGGATCGTCGAGCAGCTATACCGGGGCCGACCTGAGTGCATTGCCCGTACCGAGATGGCCTACTCCAACAACGGGGCGAGCCTGTACCAGATGGAGGAAATGGGGTTGGGGCAGGTGCAGGTGATCGACGGCCCCGGCTGCGCCCTGACCCACCACGTCGCAGGACTCAGGCCGGGTGAGTCGTCAGGCGATGATATCAACGGGCGGATCATTACCGTCAAGGAAGCCAACGCTTGGCAGTTAGCCCACCCCAATTGTCGCCGCGTATTTCTACCGATGCAGGTAGCCCCCAGCCGCCAACGATGACCGAGAAGTCGTTCCAGGCTTCGGTGATCCGGGTTGCCCGGACGCTGGGCTGGCTGTGCTATCACACGTTCGATTCGCGCCGGTCAGCCAGCGGCTTCCCCGACCTGGTGCTAGTGCGGGATCGCATCCTCTACCGTGAACTCAAGGTCGGCAAGAACAAGCTGAGTCCGACGCAAAAACTCTGGCGCGATTCGATCC